AGAAAATGCAGAGGAAAGAGCGTTATCACTTTCGCTGATTATCTCTATCCAATTATTAAGATATTGTGCGTGGTCTGAACGTACAGTTTTTTCTACGCCTTGTAACTGACAAAGGAAAGCTGAGCCTATTTCAGCTACTAATTCCTCTTTAGCGTATTCTTCTGTACCGAACATAGAGCCTTTTAGTCTGTCACATCTGGACTTATGGCCAGTCCAATGTGTGAGTTCGTGTAACAAAGTTGAGTAGTAATCAACGTCAGAATAAAACGCTTTGATATTTGGCATACCAATCGTATCAGTTGATGGTTTGTAGTGAGGTTGACCATGCTCAGTAATCTTTGCACCAGTCTGAGCGATAAAGTTATCTATGCTCATCACTTCACTTACTGTAAGTTCCTTTGTAGGATTCTTTACAACATTGGTTGATTCGTAACCTTCAACTTGGTCGGCATTGAATACATTGTAAACTTTCCAAAGGAAATATTTAGGAAGAATGCCAGTAGCGTTGAACTGTTCAAGTTCCGCACCTTCAAGCCATTCTTTTTTCTTAGGCTTAACTTCACAAAAGACTACAAACGAAGACTTAGAGCCTTTCTTGATTTTGTAACCCTTATCACTCCATTGTTTGAAAGTTCCCCATTCATTTGATGTGAAACCTTGTATAGCTAACCAAAAGTGATTCATGCCACGATAAGGTTTTTTGCTAAGGAAGTTTGAGGGAGTGCCGTTCCCTATCCAAGATTTAGTCCAATTAGAGCCTTCTGTTTCCATCAACTCTATGACTCTTTCTCGTATCATTTTAAATGCTTCAGTTTTTTTCATTTCATTTCTCCTGCCTTTCGGCTCAATTTATAAATTCATTATAAGGGTTCTCTAGAGAATGACAACCCATTTTGGAATAAATATATCAAAAAGGTAGGTCGTCATAATCATCGTATGAAAGGTATGTATCAACACGCTTTAGAAGTTCCTCCTCGGTGCCGTAAGCGTTCTCAAAGCGTTTTTTATAGGGATGCCTTGATATTGGCTCTTTATCTCCTCCGCGTCTGTGATGCTCAAAACAAAGAGGGAGAACCTTGAAATGTGAACCTTTCTTAGTCTTTCCCTCTATGTGGTGTATCTCAGCAGGAGCGTAACCTAAACCTAACATACGACAAACTACACAACCTAAATCGGCAACTCTTGCCATATGTTCTTTTTCAGCTTTGTTTGGCGTTCTACCTTTAAGAGCCAAGATGTTTTCCTATACGCTTTAAAAGTTCATCATCAGTGCCGTGACCATTGTAGTTTTGTATCTGTTCCACTAATCGTATCTCAGAATCCTTTTGATTCTTTGTGAAAATAAAAACATGACAATGCCTATGGCAGTAGCGTTGAAGATGATCATAAACAGATTCAATGCTTTGTTGCTTCTTGTTCCAATATGACTTACCGTTATGCACATCAACAGTCAGAGCATGATATTCAAGTTCCATATCGTTTCTTCTCCTCTCTGTAATTTACCATTTTGGTACGCCATTCTTCAAAACCAACTTCTAAAGATTTCAGTTGAACCTTTAAACCCATCAAGATGCCTTTATGCTTGCCTATCTCTATACGAGCATCATAGACATCTGATGAGTTTTCAGCGTAAACTTCTTGAGCAGCGACAGTGCGACAACCCTCGGCAGTTGCTTTTAACTTTAACTGCGCTAAAAGTCTTTTGAGGTTTGCTTCTGCCACGAACACATCGTTTTCAGCTTGTTGAAGTTGCGGAGCCAACGCTCTGATTCTGTGCATCCATTTTTCTTTGACTTCGTCCATTAAAATTTAGAAGTCGTTGATCGTGGTGCTTCCTCAGACATTTCATCAGCGGGAGTCAATTTGACTCCTGTGTACTCCTTACCGCTATCTGTCATGTTAGCCCAACCTCCAAATTTATAAACAGTTCCGTCCTGTGTAATCTTTCCGTATATATCAGGAGAGTTTGGAGAACGCTTGTCTTCTGGAGAATTGTAATGAAGTAGGCCAACAGAAACGGCAAGTTCATATTTTTCTTCTCCGTCTTTGTTTTCAAACTTCAATATGGAGCAGTACTTATTTTCATCGCCAAACTTGATTGTTCCTTTACGAACTACCTTCACGTTTGATTCATGCCACAAACTACCGCTGTTCGGTTTGCTTTGATAATCACTCATAATTGATTCCTATTAATTTGTATTCATAACCCTTTCTATCTTGAATACGTCGTTTTTCTACAACCTCAGGCATTGTAGGATTGATTCCATACTTTGCTCGGAAAGGCGGTTTCCTTAAATCTCGTATCGCAGCGGACAAAGAAGGCTCTCCGTAAAAGCGACCAGTCTTATCCTTAATCACTTCTTGAAGTTCCCAAAATGTCCACCACTTGCCATCCCTCATACAAAGGAAGACAAAATCATTGATACTATTCGGACGGCTCATCATCTTGATACAAAGCTATGAGTTTAGCGTAGGCATCAACATCCTTCTTAGCTGACGCACCCTCTTGTGCTTTTAGTATCTGCTCTTTGTTGATAGTGAATATATCAACTGAGCCATCTGCTTCGGGATCGCCTAAATAGTTACGCAAATGTTTTAGGAAGGTCGCACTATCAGGAGCGAACTCAAGAACATTTCCGCTAGCATTACGTATGCTAAAACCATTCTTTAGGTCAGGTGCTTTCGGTTTGGAATTGATAGCGTTATCAACTTCAAAGCTAGAGGCATACTCGCCACCTCCAAGACCACAACAAGCTAAGGCACGACCTATTGCAGACGTAGTGCAGTTCTCTAGGGCAGAGGTTTTGTTTACCATACCCATTGATCTGAACTCCTCAGCACAGTCATTTCCTAACTCAATCCATTCGCCGTCTTGCTTGACGAGAATACTTGCCTCAACAACTACTCTTTCAAGGTCGTTGAGTATCACGTTAGTTTTGACTCTACTGTAAGAACCAAAGTGCTTACGGAAAATTTGCAACCGCTTATCAACAGTCGTGTAGAACTTTCCTTTAATATTAACCTTATCCTCGTTCGTGAGGTTGGCTATTTCGTTTATGCAAAGATTCAATATATCTTTCATTTTATATACTCCATATGGTCTTCGCGAAACGCTTCTCGTCCTCGCCCCACATCCAAGATGAAGTGTCAGGATAAAAACATTTTGCTATTACCGATTTGTCATTAGAAATTGATAGAAGATTCATTATCGCTAGTGCAATATCCTCTACCACCTTGATGTGGCCATCTATGTTTTGTACGGGCATTGAAACAACTTCTGATTTTTTGGCAGAAGCTACAACATAGTCCAACATAGCATGACTACTATCTGTTGCTTTTGCATAGACAGATACTTGCCTTGCATGAGCATCAGATACACTGCTAGGGAGTCTCATTGTAGTTTTGATATCCCTAATAATGTCTCCGTATTGAAGGTCTATATATCCCATGATAGGCACAGGTATAGAATCAATATTCAATTCAATTTGTTTTTGGTACTCATCAGGTTCGCCTAAACGACTGTAAAAGTCCAAGGCAGTCTCTGTAAAAGAGCCGATAAGTTTTTGTTCGCGACCAAACTTCACATCATCAATGATTTGGTCAGGGTATTCTTTATGACAGAAGTGAAGCAATCTTTGATACTCTATTTCAGCTTCTTTGATGGCCTCTGGTTTTGTTAGAGGTTTTTCTTTGATTCCCCTTCCGTAGAAGTGACCAACTGCATGGTCAACGCAAGTTCCTCTCCACATAGCAGGACCGCCACCATTACGGAATCCGTATAGGTATCTCATAATCCATATACAAGGATCATTGATGTAAGCGTTAATGGAACTAGGGGATAGATGTTCTATGCCGTGATCGGCGAATGGGTCATTACTCATTATATACTCCTCAATTTATTGTCATTTGACTAACTTGTACGTTTCAGTATAATTCCATAAAGGAATAAAAACAAGTGAAAGATGACATTACAAGATTACTTGAAAGAGAACAAACTGACGCAGATGGCTTTCATAAAAGAAGTCCTCAACGCGACTGGTGAGCATATTCCTCAAGGAACACTAGCGAAATATGTTCTAGGTGAACGTATACCTAAAAAACGTCAGATGCTCCTGATACACGAAGCAACAGAAGGCGAAGTTGCTCCTAATGATTTTTACTTGGAGGAAAAATGAATTACGAAGTATCAATGATGAAAACGGATAGCCTCATACCTTATGAGGACAACCCACGTGTTAACGACAAAGCAGTACAAAAGGTAGTACAAAGTATAGAGGCGGTTGGTTGGAAAGTTCCTATCATCGTAGATGAAAACCTAGTAATACTTGCAGGCCATACAAGATTAAAAGCAGCACAAGTTCTAGGGCATGAAGAAGTCCCAGTTCATGTCGGTCATAAGTTGACTGAGGAACAGAAACGTGCGTTTCGCATTATGGATAACAAAAGTGCAGATTTTTCAGAGTGGGATAGAGATTTGTTGGCTTCAGAGTTTGCAAAACTTACAGATGCAGATTTTGATTTGAAGCTGACAGGATTTGATTTAGATGAGATTGCAAAGATGACTCAAGGCTCTCTCATGGAATTTGATGATCCACAGGTGGACGAGATACTAGATGGTATAGATACCGCAGACGCGATTGACTTGTTAGAAACGAACATAAAACAGTTTTCGCTTTTGTATGATAAAGATAAACACGCTGAGTTTTCAGTTTGGGTTGATTACCTTATGAGTGCTTATGAAATGACAAATCCCTCGGAAGCTGTTTTCCAAGCAGTGAGGAGCGAGTATGAAAAATATTCCAACATACAAACTTGAACCTAAATGTTCTTTTGAAGAATCACGAGAATATTTTGGGAAGTTTGCAACAGATAAAGACTATTCAATTTTAATTAACGACGATTGTAACGCTTACAAGGAAAACGGAGAGCCGTTGTTCTTTTTCAGAAAACGAAAGATACCTAGCGATATATGTCGTGAAGCATATCATGGCTTTAAAGCAGCAGCTGTTAAGACAGAAAACAGAGGAGCAGCAGCAGGTAGTCTTACCGATACTGAAAAGAGTCATGTAGCTACAAGTAAACTGAGATATAAACGGATCAAAAAAGACGGAACTATGTCAAAAACCACAAGAGCCGTTCAGGTAAGTTCAGGGATAGCGGGATTCTTTGATAGGAATACAAGACATCCATATTGCAGACAAACAAGGTACACAGAATTAGAAAGGGAAAAGTATCTTCGTGGCGTTCCTTTCTTACAATATATCAGTGCTTTGTTTAAAGACGCATGCCCTGATAGATACAACGCACAAAAAGCTATGATTGATAAAACTAATAATGATTTTGTAATCGGCGGTACTGTTTTTACTACCGTGACCGTAAACAAAAACTTTAGAACCGCGTATCACACAGACGCAGGAGACTTGAAAGAAGGTTTAGGAAATTTAGCTGTATTGAAAGCAGGTAAGTACGAAGGTGGCTATACTGTGATGCCTAGATATGATTGTGCCTTTGATTTAGGAAGCGGTGACGTATGTTTCTTTGATGTGCATGAGTTTCATGGAAATACTGAGATAGTTGCAAAGAGTCCTTATGAACGTATATCAATCGTTGCTTATTACAGAGAGAATATGAAGTTTTGTGATTCTATGGCGGAAGAACTCAAAAGAGCTCAACACCGCGTTATTGGAGATAAGCTAAACGCATGAAAGCAGTTGCGATAGGCGGAGTTCCCGCCACGGGTAAGTCTACCCTCATGAAGCATATTTTAAAAAAAGCTAAAGTTGAAAAGAAGTTTACTTATGGCCTACTGCGTGGGTATGTCGTAAAAGATACTGCATTTCTAGGTTTATATCCTTCTGGAGATAAATTTGGAGGTACAGATAAACTATCTATGGCGGTGCAAAAGGATTACGACAAATTTGTTGATGAGTTGAAATACAATATAGTTTTTGAAGGAGACAGGCTTTTTACTGCACACAATCTTCTCGCCTTACAGATTACTCATACTGCAAGAATTATCATTCTTGAAAACAATGCTATGACACTTGCTCACAGGCATATAGATAGAGAGGACACACAAAGCGAAAAGTTCTTGAAAGGTCGCACAACGAAAATAAAGAACATCAAAGAAAACGAATTTATAACGTATGAGCCTTATGAATTGACAACACTTGATGAAACAGAAAAGTTAGCAGATGATATTTTAGAGTTTTTAGGCTTGTGTGCTTCTGACTAAATCGTTGTATTCATTTTTGAAACAATCAAACATTGTATCCATCATCACAGGTTGGCCTGTTAGCCTATAATGATTTTGTTTAATTTTTGTTACTCCAACGTCAGAAGGATTTTTTTCAAGCAACAAATCATCAGGTAAGCATTCTTCTCTCATCTTCCAAAAAAGACCAAACTCGTCTCCCCATTGACTTTCAGCATATTTGATTCGGTCATGGAACATATCAGCGTACACATTTGGATATCGTCTATCAGGTCTATGCCAAGACTTGTAATTACATAGTGTGCTTTCAAGTGTAAAGTAACTAACGTCTTCATGGTCAATACGTTGTTTGGCTTCTTCTAATAGTTTCGCACCTTCGCCACTCAACCATAATATTGTCTGTTCATCATAGGTTACTTCATCTTTCCACCAATCAAGATCATCACGACCCAAAACTTTACAGATACCGTTTCGGTGAGAGCGAGAACCTTTGATATCATCAAGATAAAGTTCATCACAATCAACATTTAAACCTACGATACGAAGATACTCTATGTAGCTGAAAGCAGATAATCTTCCAAATGTTATAAAACATTCTCTGACGTACTTCCAAACTTGCCTGTAATTTTCATACTTGTCATTTGAACGGCAAAGTTCTTTGAACATATTAGTTTGATTTCCGTATACTCTTACAAGAGTTTGATATCTTTCAACACAAGCGGGGAAACCAGTCTTACCAAGTTTGAAGTATCTTCTATCCAAATCCCAACCACCGCCAACTTTGAATTTTTGATGTACTGAGTTCCACCAAGTATTTAATTCATGAAGGTCTATCTCCATAACATCAGGATATCTTTGAAAAATTAGATTAGTTGTAACTATGTTTTGCGAGCAGCCGTTGATGAAAGCCATCCATAACATTTGTTCTTGATTTAGGCCATAATGTTTTTCTAACCACGGAAAAGCAAAGTATACGCAACCAGGATGTGTCTTGTGTATCAAATGAAACTCATAGAACCTTAGAAACACTTCGCGACGATATTTTGGCTCTCTAAAGTCCATACCAAAAACTAAATCTTTGACAGGAGTTTCGTTATGCAGTTCGCAATATGAACCTATCATGATAAAAGTATGAACCCATCTGAGTTCCCTCTTACGTGGAAGTGTTTTTCTACTAAAGGATATTTACCCTTAGTTGCAAGGCAATATCCTGTTGCTTTAGCTTTCTCTGACTTATATCGGTAGCCGACCTTTATTATTGAATACCCATGACGTTCATAAAGCCATTCTGAGAAGGCATTAAAGTAATCGGTATGATCATGTAGGTCTTGTCCTAATAACTCCTCATATCGCGTTCTATTGATGCTAAGAGGGTAAGAAACGGAGGTATCAGTCCAATAAACATATAATGGCTCTTGATTAAAGACGCTATCGTACTGTTTTGACCATGCCTTGCTCATAGTAATAGCTGAACTACTAGGGCAATCACATATGCGTATATCGTGATGTTCAATATCAAGCATAGCCTGTTTTGCATCTTCATGAACGGCTACCCATCTTTCATCGCCACTTAATTGTTCAACACACTCTTTATCAAGTTCGCCTACTTTGTGGTCTGTGATATTTAATGTGTTTTGTAAGATGACTGACATCAGACCGACACCACCAAAATATTCTCTGACAGAAACCTCATCTTTAGTTAGGCCATCAAAAAGCCAATAAGTTGCCCAACATTTAGCACCTAAGATATGTTGATGTTCAGCAAGGTAATGAATGTATGAACGCTTATGAACGTCAACATTTGACTCCGCATTCATATCAACGCGTATCGGTAGGTCATATTTTAGGCATATTCTTGCTTTCATTAATCGTCCTTGAAGCGATAGTCATTCCAATTTTCGGCTATCACTTCTTTTACGTAAGGTTTAAACGAACGCTTTGACATATCGTACTCAAACTTTACTTCTCCTATTTTACCGTAAAGGTCTTGTTCACGTATCTTTCTTGTAATAACTTTTGTAGTGTTATCTTGAAAGTCACGATGAACAGTCAAGACAGCGTCTGCTTGGTTGTGCCAATGAGCAGCACCACTTATGTCGTAGGCGGTTGGAGGCGAGTACGCACCATTGTCAGATTTTGGAAGTTTAGTAGGGTGAGCAACTACCCAACAAACTATTTCATAAACTCTTGCAAAGCGTTTGCACAAAGATATGAAGTCTCGTATATGCTCATCTTCCCTTGTGTTACCTGTTCGTTTTGCATTCACTTCATTGTAGGGGTCAATAACAAGACCGTTTATTCCATATTTGAATACGCTTGACTTTGCAATATTCAAAATCATGTCTATGTCAGGAACACTATCTCTCGTTTCAATGAAGTAAAAATGATTCTGTATAAATTCAACTGCGTTGCTCAACTCGTCTCTATCCATGCGGTTTTCAAATCCTTCATCAAAAGATTTTTGTTTATACATTTGAACGAGTCTTCTAATGTGCATAGCTGTTGAGTGTTCAGGAGAAAAGATTGCAAAAGACCAATCATGGTTGATGGCTAAGTTGAGCAAAATTTGATCAAGGAAAATTGACTTACCATGATTAGGTATTCCAGTTATCGTATGAAAAGTGCCAGTCATTATCTTGTAAATATCATCAAGACCTTGCATACCTATCTCAATAGGCTTGATGTAATTACCATCATATAAATCCATAATCTGAGAGTAATAGTCGTTGGCTGTATATAGGCCATCAACAGGGTATGGAGTAGCTTCTGTGATAAGTTTTCTAAGGGCATCAACCCCATGCTTCATCAAAACATCATTTGCATCTTTACAATCATCAGGCGGTAGCACATACCAACATATATCTTTACCGAACCTATGTAGCAGTTCTTTGTGTAATGACTTACCTGCTTGATCCATGTCAGTGAACAAGATTATCTTCTTAGCTTGTAGCGGACAGTTTTCTAATGCTTTGTAACGAGCATCATTCTTTCTGTATGTAGCTTCTTTTGGAGCACCGTTCGGAAGTGAAGTAGCATGAAAACCAGTCATAGCTATACTCAATACATCTATTTCTCCCTCAACAAAAACTACTGATTCTTTATCGTGAACCCTGTTGTAGTTATATAAAACTTG